ACGCGCTGTTTCGATAAAGATTCGCACCTCTATCAAAACGGGTAACCCCACCCTTTGGCAAGGTCTGACTGTCAGATCAGGTCTGAACTTCTACAATTCATGGCTAGGGGAAAGCGCCCGAGGCCGTGCTCATATCAAGCGTTGGGCGATTGCTGCGGAATTGGCGAATGCGCCGAACGGATACTGAAGCCGTCACCCCGCTAAACGCATCTTCGTGCTAGTTGATGATTGATAGTCAATGATATTGATAGACCCGCAAAGCCTTATGCATAGCAGATCGTGAGCATGACTCAGGCAGGGCGAACCGTCATATTTACCGTCAACTGATTAATTTACCGCGCAGAAAGGCTTACAAAATGGCTGAACATGAAAATCTAGAGCGAGAGGTCGAACGACTGGCATCCACGATGACCAGTGCTGAGTTCTTTGGCTTTGCGGAATTCGCCCTGCGCAAACTGGCTTGCAACCCTGAAATGGACATCGACAATCGCAAGCGCCTAATGGCGGCGAGACTGATAGCCGGTATTCGCTGGGAGTCAGCCAAACGCCATGAGTCGTCTCTTGTATTCGCCTTGCATCCTGGCTTCGTATGGATCGGGAATAAGGGTTTTGAGCAGCCTTGCGCACACCCAGGCCACCCCGGCATCGACGAAGCTTGGCTGATCCTGCTGCATCGCGAGACAGCCGGGATTGTGTTGCACGCATCGACCTTCGGCAGCAGTGGCAACGCTCTGCAAGGCCGCCTGCGTACCGCTGCCAGGTGGATAGAGGATGCCACAGGCTGCTTTGACCTTGCCGACCATATCAGGGCAATCAAAGTGGGTCGGGACGGTTCGATCACCCCACCATCCGTTGCCAGAAAAATCGAGTTCTACCTGTAAGCCTGTACGCGGCCTGTACGGCCATTCACGCAATACGCGGTGCGCGGGATCATTGGTTATCCACAAAGGAGAACCCCAATGATTACCGAAGCAACCCTTCAACTCTCGACAGCGCAGCCCGTCACCACCAGCAGCGTTTCCACCAACACCATCCCCCTCGGAAGCGGTTTCATCAGCTCGACGGAACCTCTGCACGTCGCCTTCGCCGTCGATACCTCAGTCACCGCGTCAGGATCGGCCACAGTGGCTTTTCAGGTCATCTCATCGGCATCCCCCGATCTGTCCAGCCCTCGCGTTCTCAACTCAACTGATGCCATCGGCAAGGCTGAACTGACGGCAGGCCGCCGCATCATCGTAGTGGGTGCGTCGCTCGTTGGCTTGCCTGCAGGTCATCGCTACATCGGTGCCCAGTACGTCGTCGCAACCGGCCCGTTGCTCACTGGTGCCTTCACTGCTATGGCCGTCGATTCTGATGCTGCCGCCGCCCTGTACCCATCCGGCTTCTCCGTCGCATAAGGAACCACCATGTCCAGCAATCTCCATGCACTAGACCAGCAGATAGCCGAACTCAAGGCTGATGCTGTCACCGCCGAACAGGCCCATGCTTCCGCGTCCGTCGAGCTTGCATCGAACCCCGGTGACGAGAAGACCCGCATGAGAGCGCGTGCTGCATCCAGCCGCCTTGCTGATCTGAACGGCGAACTCAAGATGCTGCTCGATGCCCGCGCTTATGCCGAAGCTGACTCCCGCAGCGAGGCCGCAAAGGCTCGTCGTCAGCAGGCAGCCGAGTATCTGAAGCAAGCTCGCCATCTGGCTGGGACTCGCAACACAGCAGGCGAGCAGGTAGACCAAGCCCTGGCCGCACTGAAGAAGGCCCTCGACGAATGGCAAGAGGCCAACGCCGAACTTGCTCCCGTCGTCGCGGACTTTTATCGAACTGCTATGCCAAATAGCCCACGCGTCTCCGACCTGTTCTTCGGTATTGGTCGTGACCTGCCAGGCGCAGCTCTGAACGCGCTCTCCTGCCAACTGGAAGAAGCCACCCACGGCCTGCCCAGTCATGGGACCTTGCATTTCAACTTCATCCGCAAAAAGGCAGACGAGCCTGAACTGGTGGCCCGTGACGCCGAGATCAGCGGCGCCCGAATCATCTCAGGCATGGAACAGCGTGCACAGGCCGAAGGTATCGTTCCATGACATCGCGCACACTGGATCAACTGGCTGCTGACCTGTACGGCTCGACCCCGGCACCACAAGCCGTCAGCGCACCCGTTCACCGAACCAATGACGAACTCGCGCAGGCGCTTTACAACACGCCGCCTGCCCCGACACCGACCAGCACCAGCCGCCCCGACACTGCCCCAAGGGCCAGGACTCAGGATGAGCTTGCCGAAGCGTTCTACCGCAAGTCGCCCGACCACAAGCCAGCACTTCAAGCCGATGAACCTGAAGCGCATGAGCCGAGCAAGGGGCGCAGCCAGGAAGAACTCGCCGACTCGATGTACCCCAAGGAAGCCGAGCCGGTGAAACTCGACGCAGTGCCGTCCGAGGTGCAGGAGTTGCGCGACACCATCGAGCGCCGGATGTATTCCGCCCAGGACACACTGCGCGACGCGGTATCCGACAAAGCGAACGAGAAGGCATGGGCCGAGCATGGCATTGACCCGGAGGCTGGTCGCAAGGGGCTGGCCGAGGTGCGCGAGCTTCTCGTCGATATTGACTTCGGCCCGCGTGAAGTCGAGTCCCTTGTGAAGCGCGCCCAGTATGTGCGCGACTCTCAGCCCGACACCGTAACGCAGCGAGAAGCCACCGTCGAGGCGTTGAACCGCGAGTTCGGAAACGGTGCAGCGCAGGCCTGGCGCGACGCCCGGACATTGGTATCTCGTGACCCCCGCACCGCAAAGCTGATCGACGCGATGGGACTCGGTGATGACGCCGAAACGGTTGTCATGCTGGCTAGGGTTGCAAGGTCGCAAATCGTGGCCGGAAAGCTGAGGATGAAATGATCCGCACCAAAATAGAAATCCTGCTCTGCACTGCCCGTGGGATGTTGGTTGGGTTGTCGAACCGGATGGCCCGCCACCCCGACGATGTTGTTACGAAGGCCCGTGAAATGTACGCATCGGGGATGGGGTATCGCTCCATTGGAAAAGCACTGAATGTCCCGCGCTCAACGGTGCAGTCCTGGATTGGCAAGAGCGGCACTGCAAGCCGCAACGTGCCTGCCGTTCGGATCATTGCGAAGCGAGTGGACGAGAAGGAATGACCGGAATTACTGAACGCGAAGGTGATGGCCGCTTCGTTCCGGGTCATTCGCTGAAGTCGCCCGGGCGTGGCAAGGGGCCGAGCGTTTCAGAGCAAGTGCGCGCGCTCATTGACCCGCACAAAGAAGAAATCATCGCCAAGTGCATCGAGCTTGCCAAGCTGGGCGATGCGACCAGCATGAAGCTGTGCCTGGAACGCCTGGCCCCGATACCGCGAGCCGAGGACGAGAAGGTTGTCGTTCCCGGACTCAAGAGCGCTCTCACCATGCACGACAAGGCCACGGCAATCATGGAAGCGGTCGCCGACGGTCATATCAGCGCCACGGCTGGCGAGAAGCTCCTGCGCATGTTGGACACCTACGGCAAGGCCGTGATTCTGGATGAGCACGAACGCAGGCTGAAAGCGATTGAAGGCAAGCCCTCATCGGAAGGCCCCGCCACATTACCCGAGGAAAATCATGGCTGACATCAGCACCATTTCCCGCAGGCTTGAGAAGATCGAGGCCGCGCAATCAACCGCCTGGGACATTCGCTCAGAAATCCTTGCCGCCAGGAACAAGGCACCCACGCCGACCCATACCCTCACCGAATTGCAGGCGCTCGCCGACAAACCGGGGGCAGTGGGTCGCATCGCCAGAGGGTGGCTGCGGATTCGCTTCGTCGCCACCAGTTCCACCGGCAATCCCTCAATCGACCCTGGTGCGATCCTGCCGATGATGGCTGGTTTCTTTTACGACAAGCCGCTTGAGTTCGTCCTGTTTGCCTACGATTGGGAACGCGACCGCTCGCTTCATGTGGTCAAGCTGCCAGAGGAATACCGGCTGACCTACGACAGCGAGTTCGGCCCCGATGCCTGGGCATGTGAATTACTGCTTGAACTGGGACGACAGGTGAGCGAGCGCGGCTTCGATGGGCGCACTGCGGTAGACGCCATCCGCACCGCCGTGAGTTCAGGTCACGGCATCGGCAAAAGCGCCATCACTGCATGGCTGGGGTCATACATTATGGCTACCCGACCGAATGCGCGCGGCGTGGTGACGGCAAACACGGCCTCGCAGTTGGAATCTAAAACCTGGGCAGAAATCGGCAAGTGGAACAAGCGCTGTGTTTTCGGCGACTGGTTCAACGTGACGACCGGCAAAGGCTCAATGCGGATGGTCATGAAGGATTATCCCGAGTCCTGGCGCCTGGATGCTCAGACCTGCCGAGAGGAAAACAGCGAATCGTTCGCAGGCTTGCACGCTGCCGACTCGACTCCGTTTTACATCTTCGACGAGGCGAGCGCGATCCCGGCCAAGATATGGGAAGTGGCAGAGGGCGGCATGACTGACGGCTCGCCGATGTGGTTCGCCTTCAGCAATCCGACGCGAACCGCCACAAAATTCTTTGAGTGTTTCAACGCCCAGCGGCATCGCTGGAACACCCGGCAGATCGACAGCCGCACCTGCCAGATCACCAACAAGAAACAGATCGAAGAATGGGTGGCCGACTACGGAATCAAGTCTGACTTCGTGAAGGTGCGTGTCCTGGGCGAGTTCCCGAGCGCATCCAGCCTGCAGTTCATCGCCCGCGATCTGGTCAACGACGCCCAACTGCGTGAAGTGCAAGAGCAGGGCCACGAAGCCTATGTGATCGGAGTTGACCCGGCGCGCTTCGGTGATGACTCAAGCGTGATCTGGACTCGGCAAGGTCGAGATGCACGAACTTTTGACCCGATTCGCCTGAAGGGTGCTGACACCATGACCCTGGCCGCCAGAGTGGCAGAGCACGCCAACCTGCTGATGCACGCAGGCCACTTTGTAATCATCAACATCGACGGAGGCGGCGTCGGTGGCGGCGTGGTTGACCGGCTGAAGTCAATCGGCTTCGACATCAACGAGGTGCAGTTCGGCGGCAAGGCTGTTGACCCTCGCAAGTGGGCGAACAAGCGTGCGGAAATTTGGGGTGCGATGCGTGACTGGCTGGCTGGGGGGGCTATCCCACGCGATGAACGGCTCGCCACTGACCTCACCTCGGTTGAGTACGGATACAACGCTGCCGACGCCATCCTGCTGGAGAAAAAGGAAAGCATGAAAGCCAGGGGCATCGCATCGCCTGACTCAGCCGACGCCCTGGCGATCACCTTCGCCGTCCCGGTGGCGGTAGGCCCGGCTGATAGGACGCACG